GCGCCCATGCTCGTAGACCGTATATCGCCATCTTCTAAAACAGGGAATGTTTCGTATAAGCGATCACGTACCCATTGCTGAAAACGCCGCCCCTTGGCCTTGGCAGACTGTGGGCTTATAGCCATTTAGGTTTCTCAAGTATGGATACGTCACCCCAACCAGTGCCATAATCCTGCTTATCTTCAGCTTCAGCAATTACAGCGAGTGTTTTATGCATCTCTGTAGTTGCCCATTCCAAAGCTTCTGGACTTACAAAATGCATATGGCTGACGTATGGAGCAGATTTTTCACAGGCTATGAAGGCAAACTTATTAACGTCTAAGCCAACTAAGTTGCAGATATAAACATACACAGCCGCCTGAATTAAATACGCATACTTGTTGCATTCGAATGAAAAGCCACGAGGGCTTGCATCCTGAGTAGTCTTTACATCATACACAGTTCGCTCAGACTCAATCAATAAATCTGGACGGGTCTTCAGTAAGAGTCTGCTGATTGGATCTTGTATAAATATACTACACTCATTGATCCTATCAGGATGCTTTAATGCCGCTTCGCATACAGGGTTTTCTAATGCTCCCTGCGCAATACGATTAGCAACAGCATATTCAACCTCAGTTAACAGAACCTGATCATCAGTTAGTTTTTCCTTCATTTCTTTGAAGGCGTTACTAGACTTTGTTTTAGGGCCTTTGATAACTAAATTACGTTCTGGTTCTAATAAGTGTGCATGCACAGCATTACCCATAGCAAACGCTGCTGATTGGGTAATCTTTTGACCCTTCCAGTGCTTTAAGGATTTCTTATACACCGTCTTCACAGCGGATGACGATATACCACCCGAATTGTGGTACACGTCATTGCTCATGTCTTTTATTATGGCGTTATTATCTACCATTACGCTACGTCTTCGAAGTCAGCGTCCAATGAATCACCGAGGGCATCAATAGCTGCGCTATCAATTGATCCTTCTTTGATTGATTTGAAGTAGTGTTCATCAACATACTTGTTTTCGGCACGAATAGCATCAGCAAAAACTAACATGGTATCATGCACGTCTTTAGTCATACCTAATTCATTTTTAAGGTCAGGCTTGTAGCCAAAAGTATACCAGACAACTGAACCATTCTCATTGTATGATGAAGTAAGTTCAGCAGCATAGTTATAAATCTGTGAACCTTGAGGTAACTTTTTGATAAATTCATTATAGAAACCACCATAATTGCTGTTCTTGTGGAACATGATGCATGGTTGGTTTTCTACTGTGACTTCTTCGCCATCCTCAGTTTTACCTGTGTACGAGACAACGCCACGAATTACACGGTGCTGCATAGCCCGCCACTTCTTAGCTTCGTCGTATTCCATTTCTTTACGGGCATCCCATGAAGGCATACCGCAAGCAATTCCACCAAGTAGATCTCTGGCTTCATCTTTGTATGGATTTTTCACTGCAAGGGATTTGTTAACTAATTTACGCTTGCCATCTACTTCATCCCAATGGAAGTACTGGACATGGGAAGCCAATGGTCGAAAGCTGACTGTTTCAGAGTAAACAGGGTTGTCTGTGCCTGTTAAGTAAAAGCTACCTTCTGGTATTGGTTTCTTTGTATTTTTATTACGAGATTTCGCATTAATTTTTAACTCAGGAACTCTGACCAAAGCAGATTTATTGCTTCCTGATGGTACTTCTGTTCCTAATATTTCAGCTAGTTCAGCTAACTCACTGCTATCGATTTGTGTTAGATCGTTCATGTTAGAACCTTTTTGTTAAGTGGTATTATATTATGGCATTACTAGGTGGTATAAGTCAAGTGTATTCGGTTTGTTCCAACCAGTTTTTTCCACCAGAAATTTCTATTTCTAAGGGCAGGGCAAATGTGTAGTCCCAGCGCTGGGCAGCTTCTTCAGTCACACCAACCATTGCCCAATTAAGAGCCTCTTTTACTTGCTCTAGCTCACCAGGATAAACGTCACAGACTATGGAATCATGCACCGTCAGGACTAATAGTGATTTCAGTTTAAGCTCTTTGAACTTACGGAAAGCACGTACACAGGACAGGAGCATAAGATCCGCTGCACTAGACTGCACAGGGTAGTTAACTATCTGTGTATAGAAGGTAGTGCGATTACCTTTTAATCGTTTTACGTTAGGCCAAAAGAACTGACGACCTGAAGGGGTTTGCACAATACCATTCTTTAAAACACCTTTTGCAAGCCTTTCATGATAAGCACCTAAACCCTGATAGATATTAAAGAACTCACTAAAATAATTCTGCACGTGAGGGGCTTCTCCTGCTCCACGACCCCCATAAATGGGGCTAAAACTGAATTTTTTAGACCCCTGGCGAAGATCCTTAGTCACTTTATCTTCACTACATTGATGTATTATTGATGCGGTCTGTTTGTGTAAGTCTTTGCCGTTAACAACGTCAGCTATAATCTGGGTATCTCTACTCAATTCTCCTGCGAGTACAAATTCAATAGAACTGAAATCTGCCTCAACTACTGTTCCGTTTTCAAATCTACTTACAACAGCCTTGCGTACAGGAAACCCACGCTTTGGAGCATTCTGCATGTTGGGGGCAGTACTAGATAATCTACCAGTGGCAGTAACACACTGGGTAAACTGCGTGTGCAATATGCCATCGGATCTTGTCCAAGTTTCAAACCCTTTAACAAAACTATCAAGATAAACATTAACAGCATTTAGTCTGCTGCTCTTTGTTAAGAACTCTACAGCTATCTCGTTACCTTTACTCTCAGCCTGAGAGATCAATCTTTCTATAGTAACTTTATCAGTCTTGAATCCATTTATAGAAGCATCAGACGGTGATTCTGGATTAAGCTTTAGACCTGCTGTTATACCATTAGGGTTATAAAAAGCCCCAACACCCACACAAGCAGGGCATTTAGATAGGTTCTTGTATGGATCACCTTGAACACGATACTTCTTGCCCATCTTGGTACGAGTAATCTGTTTGTATTTTTGTATACGACCACGCCCATCGCAAGCATCGCAGCATATAACATCAGTGCGTTGGATTACATTTGTTGTAGCTCTTACAGCCTTTCTAAATTCACTTTTATTCATTCGTGGTGGATACAATGGTTTACCTGTCGGCCCGACACCTATGTTCCACACTTGTTTATGGTTATTACGATCTATGACTTCTCGGCTATAAACCACCTTGGTCATATCAGCACCCGATGCTAAGTTAATAGGCGTGTCGCCCATTACCTCTTCGACTATCTCTTCTAAGCGTTTGTTAAGATCCTCTTGTTCCTGCTGAAACTGTTTTTTAATATCCCCAAGTACATCTAGGTCGATCTTTATGCCGTTTCTTTCTATCTCAACCAGAAACAATAGCATTTCATTCATCAGCTTTACTGTCTCTACTAACGATCTATTACTTTTAGCTGCGTACTCGTCCTGTTGATCTAAATAAATTTCACCACAGGATATAACGTCAGCTTCTGCATATTCTAATACAGTTGCCAGTGGCATAGCTTCAAAGCCTGTGCCATTCTTGAATAGATCATCTACAAGATCAGACTTCTTGCGTGTAACATCTCTGCGTTCAGCTATTGCCTTCAGCGACAATGAACGCTTCTGACCTTTAGACAGGATGTACTCACCTATCATTGTGCAGTACACCTGGTCAGGGATTTTAAAGCCCATTTCTAATAACCAAGTAACATCAAACTTGGCATTGTGGCAGATAAGCAGCGTAGCTTTAGTTAACGCTTCTTGCATCTGCGCTGGGCTATCAGGCACATCTTTTTCATTATGATGAAATACGAGGTTTGTTACTTCATCTACACCTTCCCATCCAATAAAACCAAAGTGTGCGCTTACACATTTATTATCAGGGTGGTATGGGCTATTGTCCGTCTTTCCATCTACCTTCTGAACAGTTGTTTCTAAATCCAATACTAATATGTTCATTACGTTCTCCCATAAAATCTCGTTGCATAAGTTTCGTCGTGACGGTCAAACAGATACCAACAGGCGTTATCTTTACCTGCGGTTTTGTCGAACCATTTCACACGACCAACGCTTACGATCTTTCTAAGACGAGGCATGAAGGGAATAGCTTGTTTGGTGTGTACCCAATCAGCATCAAACAGCAGCCAAGTAGGTCTAAGGTCTGAGAATTGGGGTATTAAAGTGTGTAAAATCTTACGCTCCCATGGTGGGTTTGTAATGATTAGATCAGCATCATTTAAATGCTCTTCGGTTAGTTCACAGGCATCTTGGATATCAATGCCATTAGATTGTGGCTCAATATCGTATGCACTTGAACAAGTTAGACCAATCTCTTGTAGTGATCTAATTAATGCACCATCTCCTGCACACGGTTCGCAGAAGGTTTGATGATCTTGAAGGTAAGGCCAGATAGGAAATACAGCCTCACGGGGGGTTCTATAATAATCTCGTGGTTTTCTTTCAAAGTTTGATCGTTTTCCCATTATACCACGTACCTGCTGACTTCAGGCTCAATGTTACAAATGACGCAACCATGATAACCACTTAGCTTGTTCTTACTTACGTTTATAAACCGTGTGTGGTCAGGATTATCGTCTTCAGCAGCACTATGCTTACCTACACCAATAATTAGATCAGCTTCCGCTGCTTTACCTGTCTTTGATCCTTCAAGCATCGAAAAATCTATACGAGTACGACCTTCTGCGTCAGCACTTGCTTGGCTGATACCTAACAAGGCACAGTCATGTCTTTTAGCTAACTCACGTAAGCTGCGGTACAACTCTCTAATGCGTTCATGAGAAGCATTGTAATTGCCAGAGATATTAATTTTATCTGCCTGATCGATTACTATTAAATCTGGTTTGATCTTTTCACAGTATCCATTGATCGTATCTAAATCCCATTCCTGAACATCCTTCATGATGATCCTGTCTTGGATTGATAGGTATTTACTCATGGCTAGATCAGGATTGTCTGCGATTTGCTCACGGGTCATTCCAGAACAAGCTTGGATAGCTCTCAGCTTAGTGCGTGTAGTTTTCTCTTCATTACCAAGATAGAGAACCTTTGCGCCCTGTTGAGCAAACCCACCAGGTGCAGCACAAAAGCTAATAGCTAATGCAGACTTACCTGTCTCTGGTCGTGCAAAGATAATTCCAAATTCCGCTGGGCCGATACCATAAACATTGCGGCTCAGTGTTTCTATGTTGAACTGCCACCGATTATCATTAGAGGTTTCAGCTAATAGCTCGTAGATATCATCGGTTGTTGGCTCACCAAAATCATCTGGCATGTATGAATCTTTGGTACGCTCCAACAGGGATACAAGATTGCCCATCGCTGTTGTATCGCCTTCAGACATATTGATACCAAGGTTGGCTATGTCTCTGCCGATCTCTCTGCGCCATAAGCTTTCGATTACATCTGTAGCTATGCTATCTGTAATTTTATCTGCGTACTTCAACTGATCAACGAGATCCCTGAAGTCATTTATCTCTGCGGTTGTAGCAACAGGATTATCCGTTAGCCAAAGCGAATACAGATCATCAGGCTTAATATCCGTTTCATATTTTGTGTGTGCTTTACCCAATAGATTATAAATCTGTGCTAATTCATCTGAGAATATTGATTGGCGTAATCGAGGTTTTGTGTTTAAGTAAGTGTCATTACTCAGTAACGTCTTTATTAATTGTATTTCCACTGCTCTGCCCTTCCGTGTGACATTCTATTATGCCCCTAGTAATAACAATTAGTAGAAATAAAAAAAGCCCCTATCTTTCAATAGAGGCATTTTTCTTTGTTTATTGTTTTAGTTCAGGTACTTAGCTGTTCCTGAATTTCATGTTCTTTATATCTGGTGAATGATCACCACGGCGTTCTTTCATATCGACCTGGTGAAAGACCACTCGTTTGTTACCTTTAACGATAGATGCGATTGCATCCTCTAATTTCTTTTGTTCTTCGGCTGCTTCTAAAAAGCCACCATCTATATCGTAGTCTATAACTACTATGCCACGACACTTCATGTCGATCTCCTAAAAATATATTTGTAAAATACATGCAGCAGATACTGCAAACTAAAATCTATTTCAACAGAGATTTTGGAGGGCCAGTAAATGGGTTACACCAATTTGTAACTTTGCGTCCATGACTTCCGTGGCTTGAAAAACCTCGATGATGAGTTAACATTATACTTTCCCTTTCTACCAGACGTATAGTCGCTGGCTTTCTACATAACTAAATCTTCAATTGCTTGTGCAGTAAGATATTTTAAATCAAGTTTCGTAAATCTTACATTACATTGCATATTTAGCTTTCTTGAAAGAGATATTGCTTTAAGAGATGCGTCATTGTCAAGAACTAATGTGATTCTTTCGTACTTACTAAGTGTTTTAGCTATACTTTTAGTAATGTTTGTACCAAGTAGCGCTATTCCGACAAATCCTACCACATTAGAGACGCTACAAGCTGATGCTACATCTTCTACAAGTATTGCGTGCTTACCATTACCAACAGGTATTCCAGATGATAGATCCCCATAGCTCCACCACTTAGCTCTAACAGGGCGTAAGGATCTACCTACAGCGCCTGTACCTTCAGGGTTATAAAACAGTACACGATCTTCTTTAGGAGCGTACCTGATCTTTATATCGCCACGCAAGTAAGCATCAAAGCTGTTAACATGCTTTAGGTAACTAACAGCAGCGTCATGATTGGTTACTCGTGTAGTTAATGTAGGTATCTCTTTGTATTTAGCTTTGAAGCGCTGGGTTGCATTACCTTGCAGATAGGATTTAGCTGCATTGATATCTCTTTTACCAGTGTATGCACCTTTAACACCGCAGGATGCTCGATAACAGTTCCAGATTAGCTTTCCATCAAACTTATCTAATGTGAATTTGTTTTTACCACCACAGAACGGGCAATCGGCTGTATGCCGATCACCCTCTGCTAATATTATTGATTTAACATATTCAACCTGGTCACGATAGCTGGACATTATATTTTACCTTGGCTATCTCTCCACAGTCTCTACAATTATGATGGAATAAGTAAGAGCCATCTTCTTCAAACTCTTTATCTAATTCATCTAGACCTGTTTTAAATTTAGGGTCGGCTATATACACAACCAGTACCGCAGAATCACCTACACAGATTAAGTTATGACATGTTTGGCACGGCCTCATTGTAGTTTCTGTATAGTCTTCTATGGCCTTTAGGCTTCTTATATTTCTTTTGCTCATTACTCTTCCTCAACAGTTAGTAGTTAAACTAACCCTGGGCGGGTTAGCCGTAGGCTACTGCACTTTGTGAATAAGTCAACCACTTTATTAGATGGTAGAGTTATGGGTACAGTAACTTACGATGCCTGTAACCCATTGAAAATAAACGATTTACCTATAACCTGAAGGTCGTAGGTTCA